TTGGTTTTCTTAATATGTTCTTCTTCTAAGTGTTCTTCTATAAGAGTGTTATTCTTAGTGGTCTGATTTTCCGACAACGGGTTTTCCGACAACGGCTTTTCCGATAACGGATATTCGGTAGGGTCATTAGTAACCCAAACCGACTCGCCGAAGCGCTTGTCGTTGCTCTGCTCTCTGACTAAATAGCCAAACTTCTCTAGCTCTGCGATTGCCGCTCTAATAGCGTGCTTACCTTCGCCGTTGTCTTCGGCTAGGCGATTAATTGATAGCGACCAGTCTTCGCGGTGAGTCATAATCTGGGCTAGTAGGCCCCTGGCTTTAAGTGTTAGTCGACCGTCTCTAAGCCAAGCGTTAGGAATCTGTACGAATTGGTCGTCGAATGAGTGGTGCCCTCTTATTAATGGCATTTGCTTACTGCTCTTCCTCGGCAGTAAACTAAATACCGCCGATAGCTGGATTATCGGTTTATGCGGGTAGGTCGTTTACGCGGCCTATCCGCTTTCTATTGTATACCCTCTGCTGCTTGATACTTCTGCCACGCTTTTAGGGCCGTTTTATCTCTGTCCCCTGCAGCATACCTTCCAGCGTGAAAGTAAAGGCTCTTAGTGGCCTCTGGGACCTTCTTAACGACCTTTTCTACGACCTTTACAAGTGGCTTAGGCGTAGGGTTGCGGTAGCTAATGTCTAGTCGCTCAGATTCGAGCCTTCTTAGCATGTCCTCATAGGAGGAAGCTTGGCGGTTCTCCTTCATGTTTATTCCCTTTCTCGTCTAAGTTGTACCACTTCTTCGTAAATACGTCAAAAACGGGGGCTGCAGGTGAAGCAAACTTAGAGAGCTTGTGCCCTAGCTCACGTGCCCAATTAGCAGTATCCGCGTTAGATTCCATGTCGCCGTTGTACTGAGCGCAAACCAAGATAACGTTTTGCAGACTGTCTAGGACCTTAGAGCCTCCGAAGCCCCTATTAGCCCTGTGGTGCGGTACTAAGTCTGATTCCTGCCCGCAGTGCCAACACCACGCGTCACGCTGTCTGAGTTTGTTTATGTCGCTGTTTTTCATAAAAGCAGCTTACATTGTGTATTTATTGCTCCACTACATAAGTGGGAACTACAACGGAGCCCGCGACGCGACGGGACTTAGAGTTGGCAGCAGCCTCGTCTAGGTGCCATGAGACAACAAAGTAAACGCGCTCGGTGTCGCCTAGCTCTGCGATTTGAGCAAGAGTAGCCTTAGCCTCACGGCTAACCTTTGCAGCCCTCTTAAGGTCGTCACCCCAGAAAAGGTCAGGCTTAGCGGCAGCCTGCTCCTGCACGCGCTCAAGCTGCTCTGCCTGGAGCAAAGCAGTGCGACGAACGGAGCCAGCGTTAGTGGAAGATAGAACTGCGTGAGTTCTACCGCCTGCAGCAGTAGTGGTAAAGGTTTGTCCCTTGAAGGTTGCTGCTGTAATCATTAGGTGCCCTTTCTTTGGCTTGGGACCATTAAAGCACAACTGTAGATTTTATTGCAACATATTTAGGTAACAAAAAGGTAACAATTAAAACTTACCTTCGGCCTGCACTAACTTAGCCTGCGTAGCCAAAGCCATGATTCCCGTTTCAATCGCTTTAATCTTCACTTTGACACGGTTAAATTCTGCCCTGCGTAAGTCCCGCTGTAGCCTCGCCTCGGCACTTTCAAGCTTCGCTAGGGCGTTTCTATCTGCCACTGTTCCCGAAGCCCTTAGAAACGATTTCTGCTCCTGAGTGTCTAGCTCGTACTCGGCCTCTGCTAGGGCCCGCTCTGCTTCAAATAACGCAGTTGCTCCGCGCTGATTCTCTGCGATTAGGGCCGCTAGTTCGTGCTGAATCTCTAAGGGGTTCACTTTAGAGACTTACCCTTTTCGGCTATTAGGTCGATTACGTCCTTAGGAGCCTGATTGCGCTTAGCCGTGTTGTATAGGTCCATAGCCTGGGCTTTGGTTGTTACCTTTTCTAGCTCTGCAACATAGTCAACCTGCAAGCGTTCGACCTTCTGCATTTCCTCGCGTGAAGCTCGCTTATTGCCGCTTAGGTTCATGTTCGCTAGTGCCCTACCGATAGCCGAAGTCTCTGCGTTCTCTAGAGCGCTACCGTTGTTAGCTCCGCCAGTGCCGTCTACTTCGACTGCGTAGCCTGTAGCCTTTGGTAGCCCGTTAGCCTGGTCGCCTGCGGTTAGGTACACCGAAGCTTTTACAACCCAAGTCTGCGGGCCCTTTACCTCAGACTCTAGGTAACGCGTGTGGTTCTCCCAGTCTGTGATAATGCGGCCGTCTTCGTGCAACTCATGGAACTTACGCAAACGGCTTTCTACTGTTTCGTACTCGTCGAGATTAAACCTCGCCATTGTCTTTCCCCTTCTTATTGTTATACCAACTTAGAAACTGCTCTGCCTCGAAGCCTACGCTCGGCTTGATAAGGCGTGTGTGTACACCTAGGACTTCTAGGTTATGTCCGATTAGCTGATTAAGTTCGTGTTGTGCGGTATTGATTCGCGCTTGCTCTGAGCTTGTGTCAATAACCGAAGTCATAGCCTTTAGGGTAGCTGCGTTAATCTGCAGCAGGTCCTTAGTGCGACGCTTTAGCCGTGCTCGCGTGTTTAGCAAAAGCCCGAACTGCACGACTGCAGATACCAAAAGAACCCAAGTAACCCAGTCACTCATCTTCGAGCTCTTCCTCTTCGTCCTCTTCCAGAAACTTCCAGCCGTCACGCATAAAGAAGCTACCTTCGATTGCCTGAATGTAGATTCTCTCTATCTTGCCGTTAGCGTCGAGAATGATTCCCCGCGTCTGGCCTTCGATAAGAGTTTCGTCCTTCATAATCGTTACTCTGTCGCCTAGGAATAGCTGCATTACTTCGCCTTTCTTATTACTAGGTAAGGTAGCCCGTCTTTTCTAGCTTGTCTAGATACTAACCTGATTTTCTCGCCGTCAACTGTTAGGTAAGCATGTTTAGCGGTCCCCATAGCGTCCATGACTTCGCACTTCTGCTTATTAAGGTCTGCTAGCGCCTCGTCGTAGCGAGTCTGAGCTAGGGCTAGTGAGTGTAGGCCGTCTATCTCGACTTCTAGGCTGTCGTCTATTAGCGGGTGCTGCTTGCGTACAACCTCGTAGGTTGACTCGGCACCGTCGTAGTCTGGCTTAGTGTCGTTGATTACGTGTTGCATAAAGCGAGCGCAAGCCTGCAGGTTAGCAGCCTCTATAAACTCGTCCCGCTCTACGGTGAACTCCTGCCAAGTCATACCTGCGACTGCTACGACTACAGACTTAGCTAACCCCATAACTGCCATGTAGTGCCGTACCTGAGCTTCGTAGTGCGGGGGTAGAAACTCGAATGAAGTACGCGCTGTCTTTACCTCTACTACAATCCACTCGCCCGTAGTCTTGTGCCTGGCTAGAGCGTCTGGGTTAGCGTGTAGGTACTCGTACTCTGCGTGCTGATAAGTGCCCGTAGAAAAGACTTCGTACTCGGGGTGCTCTGCCTCCCAGAGCTGCAGGATAGGTTCTTCGAAAGCCTTACCAAACCTAATGGCCCAGTTGTCTAGCTTCTCTGTTTCTATCTTGCCTGTTTTCTTGGCCCATAGTGCGTAGCCGCTCTCCCACGGGTTAAGCCCTAGCAACGTGCCTAGCTCACTGCCTCCCAAGCTGTACGCTCTGGCCTCATGCCATGCCTCAGAGTCGCTTTCGAAGACTCCTACTAGTTTTGCTCCGTTAAATTCTTTAGGTGCGTGTAGTCGCATTTGTTCCCCTTCTGAGATACCCTGAGTCTATGCACTGGCTCGGACATTTAACAAGTCAATACTTAGGCTTGCTTAAAGCCGTGCGCTCTGCGGGTACGGTCCCGTGTGAGTGGAAACCTGAGTATTGGTTTCCTGAAGACATAGAGAGCCCAGAAGAGCGGGTCGTAGCTACTACGGTTGCGCTTGCGGGCTGTAATGAGTGCCCGATTATGGAGCAGTGCTTTACCTACGCCCTAGAGACTAATCAACGTCACGGCATTTGGGGAGGCTCTTTACCGTCTGAGCGTTAGCCGTTTTGACAATTTCATTAAGTGACTACTAATGTCTGCTTTATGAAAGTAGAGCAGTTGTATTTAGAGCTAGCGCGAGCGATTGAAGAAGCGCCTGAGATTCCACCCTGTCAAGTTACGGACCCTGAAGCCTGGTTCCCGAATATGGCAGAAGGTGCTAGCGGAGAAGTAGCTACGGCTAAGAAGCTATGCCAAAGCTGTCCTGTAATTAATGAGTGCGCGGCTTACGCTATTGCAGCGTACGAGCCTTACGGCATTTGGGGAGGCTTAGGGCCTAGGGAGCGTGTGCAACTAAGAAACGGTGCTAAAGGTAGGCCCGTAAAGTTTAGTAACGGACTGCGTTACTAAAGGGTGCTGTCCTTAGCGTTCTCTTCGTAGAGCTCGTCGTCTCCGTCGAAGTCGACGTCTTCCCAGTCGAAGTCTCCGTCTTTAGTAACCTTCATAGCGTCTTCTACGGCTTCGCTGTCGCTCTTAGCAACTGCAGCACGGTAAGCGTTCTGAATGTCTGAAAGCTCTAGGGTGCCCTTCCAAGCTACGGCCACACCGATAGTAGTTAGGACCACTGCAAAAGCGCTAGCGACACCGATAATCGAGCCCATAACCCAATCGCCTGCAACTGCTCCAATAGCAGTACCGCCAAAGAAGGTAGCTAGGGTAAGACCAATCGACCTTACGACAATCTGCTTTACTACTTCTCTCATTTGTTAGCCTTAATAAACTCGATAGGGTCAATCTTTACGTTAGTAGGACCGAATACGCCTTTGTGCTGCTTCGATACGGTTAGGTGCAAGTGAGCTCCAGAAGAAGCGCTACCCGTGTTACCTACGAACCCGATAGTGTCGCCTTCTTTAACCTTTGTGCCTACGTCTAGGCCTTCTGCCCTTAGGTGCGAGTAGCCTACGTAGAAAATTTCCTTCTTAGTCTTGTCGCCGCTAGGGTCGTACGCCATTACGCGAAGCTCTGTGACGTTGCCTAGGACCTTAGAGAACTGCTGCAGGGTAATAGTGCCATTAGCTAGCGCGGGGATAGCTGTACGCTCTGGTACGCCGAAGTCTAGGCCTGAGTGCGGTTGCATACCGCGAGCCTTACGGAACTCAGAGAGAGTACCGAAGCGGCCTGTTATCTTTGAGTGGTGAAAAGGGAGCTTCATAGCTCTAGTTTAGAGCAGGGAAGTAACAAAGACTACGGTGCCTGCAGTGAGCGCGGCAGAAGCAAGAGCTGTAATCCAAGCGCTGCTCCAACGTGCCTTCTCTAGGTCCCTAATGCGGTCTTCGTGGTCGAGAATGTTACGGGTAGCCCAGTCGACGTGCGACGGTATCTTTTCGTTTAGGCGCTCTACTTGCTTGATTAGCTCTATGGCCCAAGTAGGGATATTCTCGTCGGACATGTAACTAGTTTACAGTCCGAGTACTGCCGAGATTTCCTCTTCGGTAAGTCCGAGAGCGGCAAGCTTAGCCTGGGCCGAAGCCTTAGCGTCTGCCTTAGCCTGCTCTGCAAGTTCGCGAGCAGCAGCGTCCGCCTCTGCCTGAATACGCATAGCCTCACGCTCGGCAAGTTCTTCCTCAGTCAAGGGGATAATCTGCACCTTGTCTGGGTGTCCCTCTGGTAGAGATGCGTCTATAACTAGCTTGGTAATTACTTCACTCATTTTCTTTTTCTTTCTGTTAGCTAACGACTACTCCGCCAGAACTTCCAGCGGTGATTCCGTAAAGTGTGGCGCTTGAAAACTGAGCAAGATTGCCACCGACTGCTTGAATCCCTATTGAAGTGATTGCAGTTGTGCTGTTGAAAAGTCCTGCGCCAATTCTTGCGTAGGCAGTAGAGGCGTTATTTTCTGAAACTGCGTCTGTGCTTAGCGATTTAGATGTTGTTGTGCTTGCATAGTTTGTCACATACACCTCACCATTTCCAAAGGTGTTGGCAGTTGAGCTGTTGAAGTTGATGTAAGTGTTGAACTGTGAAGATGATGAGCTACCAGTTCCAGTTCCAGTTCCAAAAAGAAAACGCTCTGAAAGGTTTGCTGTTGCCCCGTTGATTAGGACATTGGCTGCAACATTGTCGGCTGTGGCCTCACGCATTGAAAACACAAGCTTTAGGTCTGTGAAGGTTGCAGGGATAGAAGTGAAGTTGATTGAAGCCTGTGCGCTACCTAGCTCTGTGTGTGCGATAAGTGTATAAGTCATGTTGTTTCCTTACGCTACGCCATAGAGTGAAATAGTCGTGCCTGGATCAAAAGCGTTGCTTACAGTTCTGACAGTCACGCTAGTAACTGCTGCTGTATTTGCCCAACGATTTGCAAAAGCATCTACTCCGCCACCTGCAACATTATTTCGAGATAGAACTGTTTTGTGTTTATCTGTTGCGCTGTAGTCCATAATCTGAACTATGCAATTTGATTGCTCTGAACTGCGCCAAAAGTAAGCGTCAAGAACAATCTGAGTCTGCCCAGTTGCTGCGCCAGATGCTGGACTTGAGCCATTACCGCCCATGTAAACAAAGCTGTAATTTGCCCCACTATCACCATTCAATCTGATGCCATAATCAGCGTTGCCAGATGTCTTACCAGCTACAACAACAACTAAGTCTTTGTAAGTTGCAGGGATAGAAGAAAAAACAATTTCTGCATCTGTCGAACCTAGTGTCGTAGTTGCTAAAGCTATGTAACTCATGCTGTTGCCTTTATTCCATAGAGAGAGAAGCGAGTTCCCTGAATCCAGTTGCTTGCGTAGATAGGTGACATTCTGATAGTCGAGATTGATTCAGTATTGAACCAAGCACCTGAACCTAGCCCAACACCATTGGCCCCAGAAGTAAGCCTTCCACCTAGCGCCCTAGCAGTTGTGTTCTTGCTTGTTTCGAATGGGTCGAGAATGTCCATCACGCCAGCTCCATAAGAACCGCTGGCAGCTCCATTACCAACTGCCGAATAAGTAGCAAACTGGTTAGCAATAGCGTCAATGCTAAAGACGCTTGAGCCATTTGCAATCAAGCCATGCGCTCTGTAAGTGCCACCAGTTGAAGGATTGAAAACAAAAGAGATTTCCTCAAACCCATTACTGCTATCGCTTCGCACAACATACCTAAGCTGCAAGTGCTGGTAAGTAGCAGCATACTTAGTCGTTAGGTTCGTGAACTCAACAGAAGCCTGTGAGCCTGTAAGAACAGTTGATTCAAGAAGCTGAAAAGTCGCACCTGCGGCTTGCCTAGCTCCTGCTGCCGCCAAGATACCTAGTGGAATTGGCATTAGGGGATAATCCTTCCGACAACTCGATAGGTGTTAGCTGCAACCTTGAAAACAGTTGCGGCGTTGTATTGCTGGTCAATCTTGAAGGTAACGCCAGTGCCCGCAGTGCCCGCACCTGCCCAAGAAGTAACTCCCGTGCCCGCTGCAATAACTACGGTACCCGCGCCGTCTCTAATAATGTCGATTCTGTCGCCGACCAAGATTAGGTCTGGGATAGTCACAGTGCAAGTCGCGGTAGCTAGTGAATAAATTAGGTCGTTTTCGTCTGCAGCCGTTGCAGTGTAAGCAGTAGTAGTTCCCGCTAGGGTCCTAACCGTAGTAGTAATGTACTCGGCCGCTACGTTGCCAAAGCCTGGAGCTGCGGTGCCGTTAGATACGAAAGCCTGTCCTGCAGTGCCGCCAGAAATTGCAAGCTGCCTAGCGTTAATCTGAGTCTGCAGGTTGGCAGTGCCTCCGCTTAGGTAGCCAAGCTCTGTACCCGTTACAGAGCCGATAGTAGTAGCTGCAGGCAGAATAGCCGTACCGCCTACTCCTAGGGTCCCAGTGACGGTCCCAGCAGCGATAGTGGCAGTGCCTGTAATGTTCGGGCTAGCTAGTACTGCAGAACCTACGGCGGCTAGGTTGACGTTAAGTGTGACGTCCCCAGAAGTTCCCCCGCCTGTTAAGGCAGTACCTGCAGTAACCGCAGAAATGTCTCCTGGGTTAGAGACTGGGAGCCAAGCGCTACCTGAGTAGTACTCTAGGGTGTTTGTGTCCGCTAAATAGGACACCATACCTTCGGCTACTGCAGTGCCTAGAGCTGTCGTGCGAGCAGTCGAGTTAGCGTAAAGCTGTACGGTTTGGTTTTGAATATAGGTCTGGAAGTCGTCTGCCTCGACAACTTCGCCTATTTCCCATGATTTCCAGCCTGACATTTATTCTCCCTAAACCGCGGTAATGTTACCGATAATCCGATAGTCGTTAGTACCGACGCAGAGAATAGAAGCCGCGTCATATTGTGGAACAGTGTAAGCGGTACCCGCCGTGCCTGCTCCTGCGAAAGTTACGCCGCTACCTGCAGCGATAGTTACGGTGCCTGCTCCGTCACGCAGTACGTCAATTCTCTGTCCCGCTACTAAAGCCGTTGCGGTGCCGATAGTTGTTAGCACGTTAGACGCAGAAGTAAACCTAATGGTATTGCCGTGGTCGCTTGCCTGATAGGTGTAGGAAGTCGCTGTAGAGCTCGTATAAGCGTTTACAACGTTAGCCGTATTGATTACGCCTGCAACGGTGCCAGTGACTAGAGAGCCTGGTACAGAGCCGCCTAGGGAGTTAGCGCTTACCCAAGTGCTCCCGTTGTACATTTCTGTTACGTTGCTATCGGTGCGAAAGCTCGCCATACCTGCAACGGGTGTACCTATGCTTGCGGTCCTAGAAGCCGCTGAATTGAATACCATAATGGTTTGGTCCATTAGGTAGCCGTTTACGTCGGCTGCGGCAAGTACGTCTAGAGCGCTCCAGACTTTTCTTCCTAGTCCCATTTGTTACCTCAGAATCCCAATACGTTGCCTGCAGAAAGTCTACCAAAGATACCGTCTGAAAGCGTCCAGAAGCCCTTATCAACCGTTGCAAAGCCAATAGATACTACGTGAGCCGCGGGGCTTATGTCGTGGTCGATACGTATTACCTCTGCAATTTTGTTAATAGCAGGAGGAATTCCATTAGGCGTAAATTTAATTGTTACATAGTCTGAGATTTCTAGTCCCAGAATCTGATTCTGCTGCTCCGTCGTAAGCTCGTCTAGGACTATCTCTAGTGACTCAAAACGGTATTCGGGCTGTGAGTACTTAATAGCGTAGTAAGTAGATAGCTTAGATAGGTACGTAGCGTCCGCAGTTAGTAGGTCTGTCTGCGTTAGGTTTAGTACACCGTAGTCTGCAATAGAGCTTAGGTCCTGAGAAATAAAGGTACCTGCAAACTGCGAGCCCAAAACGATTTCGTTATACAGAAGCTCTGAGCCGTAGACAACCTGTAGGCCTTGATAAGGGATTCCCGTACCGTCGTCGCTAAAGACTATGTCGCCACCTGCAGAGTTAGGCGAGCGGTCTGTAAAGACTACGTTACCTTCTGCCGAAATAAATAGGTTGCCTGGCTCAGACTTAGCAACCTGTCGCAAGTATTCAAGTACGTTACCGTCTTCGGGGAATACGTCCGCGCCTAGGTCCGTTAGGCCTATCTCGATATCTCTTGCCTCTGTCGGCCAGTCGACGTCTGGCAAGTTAAGAACTGCGTTAACGCGCTCTCCTGCCTTCTGAGCGGTCGCAGTACCTGCCGAGAGTGTTTGGGTATTAAAGAGCGTAAACGCGTCTGAGCAAGCCGCAGAAGCCTCGCTGTAGCCGCCTGGGTCGTACTGAAGGTTCCAATCGTCGACGACGCCTACGAAGACAAGTCTGCCACCTGAGCTAACACGGATTGCACGCTTAGGAATAATCTGTCCTGCATACGGGCTAAGCGGATATTCAGGGTCGAAGGTTCGGTCGTTATTGTCTAGGACAATGTTGGCTAATCCTGGGTCGAACTCGTCTAGCTGTCGGTTCTTGCCTCGGCGTGTCGTAATGCCCTTAACCTTGTCGGTTACGTCATAGAAGATTGAGCCCGATAGCGGGTAGCTTGGGTCGTCTAGTCTTCCCTTAGTAGGGCTGTCGAGCGTAAGAAACGGTGCGTTAGTTCCGATTACGTCGAAACCAATTTCGACTTTAGGTACTGGGATTGCCATTATGCATTACCACTTACTAGTACCTGTCCACCTGTCGTCACGTACTTAGTGACAATGTTACCAATTGTCTTTCCGACCATAGCTTGGCTCTGCGTTGTGTCGGTCTTTACGTTGATATTGATTGTGGTACCAACTGCCTCACCTGTAGCAGCGTTAGCCCTTAGAGTCTGTAGCTCTTGGGTAAAGCTTGCAACCCTGCCCGCAGCTTCGATACCTAGTTGGCTTCTTGCTCCAACGTTTCTAATGTATCGGTTACCCGCGTCTATTCGAGCTTGCAAGTAAGCCATAGTGCCCGCGATATCTTGTACAGAATCTACTACTAGGCCCTGTACCTGCTTTAGCGGTGCCAATGACTGGAACATTACGTCGTTGGTTACCTTAGCTTCTGCAAGTATTGAGCCTGAGCCTGGAGCAGTTAGCGCCGCCTGTACGTCTGTAGTCGACTTAGTTTGTAGGCCTTTTAGCTTGTCTAAGAAGTCTTTGATAGTGCTGCCTAGGCCCGCGAAAGCTCCGTCGAATTCGGCTAGGTCTGCTAGGAATTTGTCCTTAATGTCCTTGATAGCTAGCTGGAAGTCAGTTGCGGCCTGTACAAGTGCTTCGGCTAGTCGTGCCTGCTCTGCTATTAGAGCGTCGTCTAGGTCCTTCTGTACCTGAATGTAAAGGTCTTTAAGCTCTTGTGTTGCTAGGCCCTGCTCGTCGTATACCTTCTGAGCTAGGGCGTTCATGCCAGATTCTGAGACCTTCTCTAGGTCCTTGAATAGCTGGGCTAGTTCTGCCTGGGTCTCTGGGCTAGCTGCAAGAATCGCGCCTGCAAGTTCGTTACCTGTCTCTGCCCCAGTGTTAATGACTTCTTCAATAAAGGTCTGGGAGAATCCCTTAGACGCCAATAGGGAGGCGTTAGCGATTAGGTTGCGAGCGTTGCCTAGCTTCTTGCGTAGCTGCTCTACAATGTTATCTACGGAGCCGCCTGCTAGCTTCTCAGTCTCCTTAGTCGTTGTGACGGTGAGCGAAGAGCTAAGCTTCTTAATCTGCGTCTCTAGGCTTCGTGTCGTCTCTACGCTGAAGACTGCCTGAGTAGCGTTACGGAAAGCGTCCGTAAGCCTCGACATAGACTGTTTAATAATGTCACGCTGCGAAGCTGCTGCGTCCTTGCGTAGCTCTGTCTCACGGTCTGCGTATTCCTTCTGCAGCTTGTAGCGTGTACGCTCGTAGTCTTCCTCGACTTTTAGTAGCGCCTTCTGAGCGTTCTTAATTACCTTCTGTACTGCTGCAAAGCGCTTCTGTCTTTCCTCGGCTGCAATTTGTGCCGCGGTCTTCTTGCCTGCTCCAGTACCGCCACCGCCGCCGCCGTCTCCGAGTCCTGTTCCGACCTGCATTTGAGCTTTGGCGTACTCGCCACGCTTTACCCAAGAGTTAGCCCAAGCGCTGTTAGATTTCTTTAGCGCAGAAGTTACGTCGTTAATACTGCTCTTAGCAGTGTTCATTTGTTTTTGGAAGTCGATAGGGTCGC